CGGACGAAGGGATAGGCGCACCTGTGTTATAAATTTCTTCCCAAGCTGACCAAGTACTACTAATTTTAGACCTAAAAAACTTTCTAGGTTGTGTTATACTTAATAATGTTGCAGTTTGTTCAATATAACGATAGGTTGATTGGTTATTGTTTACAAGCAAAGAATAAGCGCCTGTTGGCAGTCCTAAAGGAGTATGTAGATTGTTAGATCCTCCAATAAAATAAAGTCCTGAAATTAAAAAGTTATTGAAATCCCGACCTGTCGAATATTCATTACTTCTTGTGACACCTGTACCCATCCCGTAATCACCAACTTTAGTTAGCCTGCCAGCAGTAGTATCAGCAGGGGACGTGGTTACGTCATAAGTTATAGCTGTACCTAAGCCATCCACGATAGTATCCCAAAATGCAGTATTCGTAGGAGCATTACCAGTTGTAACTTCAGCACAAATATAAATAAGTCCGTTATAGCTTACAAAGTCTAGCGGCTTGTAGGTAGTAGCAGCCGAATACGCCCCTCTCCAAAGAGGTTTTATTTTACCTAAATTAATCTGTGCCATAGTTAGTCCTTAGTAAGTTATGATTAGTTCGCCATTTGCATTGAATGCTACACTAGTTATTGCAGCATCACTATAGTTAAGAATAAAATCACCGTTAGCATCTATAAAGCTAGTACCTATCCCTAAACCTAGTAGTGCATTAGCTTGTGCTTGCATAGAACCTAAAGTTGAAATAGAGTTGAAAGCAGTTGTAGCTGATTGCGCCGCGTTGGCCTCTGCCTCTAAAGCACTTGCTGCATAACTAGGAGCTGCTTGTATTGCAGATAAGTTATCTGCATTAGCTGTTACATCAGTTATATTACCTGCAACTGTGTTAACATCTGCTATATTTACATATAAAGTATTTAGTTCAGCTAGGGGTAAAGTCTGGTAATAAGCAGAGAAGGTATTTATATGATTATTTAGAATTGCATCTGATGTGTCTCGGTCTATAGCTTCCTGCACAATTCTTTCTTTTAGCCTTCTCAGTTCAGCTGCTGCTTCCTTTACTAAGTTAGTATCTAAAGGAGTGGTAACTGCGTCTACAACTGGCATAAATTTCTCCTTGTTATTATCTGTTTAGTATGTTATCAGCACGTACATCCATAAGTGCCTGCATATATAAGTTGTTGAATCTTTGCTTCTCGTCTGCCTTACCAATAACATCAAATAACATGGAGGCCGCACCTAAAACAATAGCGTCTGTATAGTTATCAGCTATCCAACTAGAGTAATCTACAAGGTTAGGCTTAGTTAGGTAAGATACGTTCAACTGTTCCATAGAGTTAACACGTACATTTATAGTAGTGCCTGCGAGGTAATAGCTATCTTTAGTTAGTCCGCCATACATATCAAATAAGTTGTCTACACTTATCTTAGTTAGGGCGGCTCTAGTTGGAAAGGTCTCTACCGCTAGTTCTCTCCTAAAGCGGACAAATGGAGCCTCTTGAATAAATACTTGGTACACGCCTAGCTCTTCCTTAAAGGTTGGAGTAACTATTGCGTTTAGAATATCTGGCACGTATTCGTCTGAATTGTGTGCTCTAGTTGTTGCTGCCTTTACTGCATAAGTAGTCTCTGCAGCTAGGTCTGGTCTGTTAGTAATAGTGAAAACAGCATCAGATAACTCCTGTAAAGTTACTGCCATGAGATTCTCCTACAAGAAAGCCCCAACTAAGGGGCTATGAGTATTAAAAGCAACTAAAGCTTAACCTACAGATGCAGCAGTTAAGCCTTTAATTACTGCGTAAGCAGCTGGGTTACGACAAACGGTTGTACACTCAGTAGTTAGCGTACCACCTGTAGCGTCAACTGCGTTGTTAGTAGCCTCTTGACCTTGAGCATTGTATACCTTAGAGGCAGTTTTACGCCCAGCTAGGTATGCAAGGTTAAAGGTAACTAAGTCAACTGCAACTGCCATAGCTGACCAAACAGCATTACTATTAAACAGTGGATGTTCAATTAATCTGAACGTACCACGAGTAGTTTTAAAGGTAGAGAACTGTAGTCCCCAAGAAGTTTGACCGTCCATCAACTGATAAGTACCATTCTTGCGAGCAATCTGGTTAATTACCGTCATAGCTTTAGCCCCTACAAATAAGATTCGCTCGTTTGCGTGCTTAGGGTCAGTAGTTTGGTCAAAGACTGGGTCTAACATAGCTTCAAACTGTGTAGCATTCGTAGTTGTCCCTGCAGTGTGAATGTTAGCAGCTGCGTTAGTTGTGATGATACTAACTAAACCATCCATAGTTCTCAAAGGCTGACCGTTTAACGTACCATTATACTTTTGAGAGAAGAAGATAGCTTTTTCAATATCAGCAGCGTGGAAAGCAGCACAATCTTGCTTGTTCTCTGCTAAGTTACCATCGCCTGCAATAACTTCTGTAGCTTGAGCAGTACCTGTTAACGCCCAGGCATTACGAATAATCTGGGTTAAGTTAGTAATGCGGATAGGGTCTAAGCGTAATGCTTGAGGGGCTGTTGAACCCTCTTCCTTGGCGTTACCTACCTGATACAAAGTTTCACCACTAGCAATATTTGCTGCTGCGATAGTACCAACTGCACGACGAACAGTAATGTCAGTAGCGCTATCTACAGAGATAACTAAAATGTTCTCCATAGTTGTAGGGTTCTGAAGAATCATCCCAGGTACTAAGTTAGCTGTACTTACACCTGAGATTGTAGTAGCAGCAGCTAAAGCAGTAGCCCCGCCATTAGTTAAAGATGGAAATAACATTACTTTAGCAAAGTAGCCATGTTCGATTTGTAACGCTGTTTCATCTTTAAGCATAGAAGTAAAGCCAAACAAAGGTGCTTGACCGTTAGGCATGATGCGCGTAATCATAGCCGCGAAAGAGGTTTTACCCAGCAAATCTGGAGTCTTTGCTAAGTCGATAGAACCTACGGAATTAAATTGCCCTGTAGCCATAATATGTATCCTTTACATTAGTTAAAAAGTTTAGCCCCAACTTGAGAAGTCTAACTCAGGAGGTAGCTTATTAGTATCTTGTGGGTTAGGTTGAGGAGCTACTACACTTGCGAATTTCGTTAGATATTCTTTTGCGTGCTGCGTAATTTCGTTGGCAGTTGCATTAGGGTATTTAGCTGTAAGTTGGTTTTCGAGTGCTTGTAACACGGGTGCTACAGCGGGGTCGCTATACATAGGGTTTTCTTGCTGCATCGTTTGAGATACATTAGCTTTTTTGATGTGTTGTGGCAAGCTGGCCGTAAAGTTCTCTACAGTTCTATTTAGTGCATTGTTAATTAGGTGCGAAGTTGTTTCAGTTGAGTTAAGATATGCATTTCTGCTAGTTGTGTTTAGCACATTAGCTAATGTTTTAATAGCAGCTTCACCTCCGTTTGCAATTGCACTTAATTGCTCCGGGGTAATACTATCAGTAAAGTCCATCTTGTTAGCTACTTCAGCTAACTTAGCCCTGTCAAAGGTTAGAACATTTCCAGCGTCTTCTTGCCCGTTGGACATATTATCCCAAATATCCTTATAGGCATCTAGTGGTGATGAAGCTTCTTGTCCGTTGGCCTCTTGGCGGTGCGGAGTGTTCTCTGCATTAGGTACAGTTGTGTTGTTAGTTACTCCTTCTGGTTGTTGAGGTTGCTGAGATTGCGGGTTAGCTTGCGGTTGTTGTGTGTTGCCAAACAATTTGTTAAGAATGCTCATGGTTTATTCCTTCTGCGTTAAAGTTTCGTTAATTGTTAAAAGAAATCTAAGTACACCAATCTCACCCTGTTTTTCCGCTTCTGCTTGCAGAAACTTCTCAGGGTGTTCATGGTCATAGGTTAGATTCAATCTTCCGTGCGCAGCTTCAGAAAGAAGGTTTTGTATATAAGCCTTCTGAAGTACGGTGAAGTCGGTAGCAGTTACAATCTCTTCTGGAGTTAGTTCGTAACTTTCAAATAGGTTATCCTTCCTGTTGGGTTGCATCTTGCTGCTCCTCCTGCATTACTTGCTCTAAGATAGTTTTGTCTTCTGGCTCTTCGTTAGTAGGTTCACCTGTTCTAGGGTCTAAGCCAAAATCCGCCGGGTTGGGTTGAGGTGCTTTAAATTCAACTCCTTGTTTTAAATACTCCATAGCTGTTTGCTGCCAAGTATTAACTGCGTTCTCATAGGCTATCTGTTCAGAAGGCTTCTCAAAGTCTCCAATGTTAGCTCCCTGCGATTTAAACAGATAAGATACTAGTTTACCTAAGTTGTATTCAGCCCCTAGCTGTGGGCTAGACCCTAATACTTGTAACGCTGTGTTAAAGGCGTCTCCATTTAATAACTTATCTGAGGGTAGTAGGCCATCGGATAGCTTAAATTTAACTATCGCCTTTCTTAGAGTTACAGGGTCTACATCTATGTTAGCCTTCTTACTTTCGCTAAACAGTGTAGTTCCGCCTTGATATTGTAAGATGTTTAACTTTAGTATTTCTTTTAAGGGAGTAAAGAACTGAGCTTCTAAGGTTAGGGAGATAGACTGACTTCTGCCATTAGCATTGGCCATAACATCTGAATACTCTTCCCTAGTTTTATTACCTTTTACAAACTGCCCTTGCTGTGCTTTGTTCTGACCAGTAACTACATCAGCTAGGCTATTAACTAGCGATACTTCTTGTAAGATACTGCTAGACATTCTATCGTTAAAAGGAAAAGGTTTGAACGCTGCATCAATACTAGCACCATACGCGGATTGCTTAAGTGGGATATTAGCAATCGGATTAGGATTGTTCATATCTTTGGGGCTAATCATTGAGGGGTCATAAACCGTTCTATCATATACAGCCCTACGCCTAGAAGCTAGAGTTGTGTTCATAAGAGTAGAACTTATAGACTGCATAGGTGCTACATTTTCTGCTAAAGACTTAGTCTGGTAACTTAACCCGTCATCGTAAGGCTGCATAGCTAAAATCGGTAGCATGTTATGTGCGTTAGTCTGCCTTTCAGCATATATGATAACAGCGTCATTTACAATTAAGAACTTCCATATTTGCGGAGTCTTAGAGGCTGGAGTATGAATGTTAAAGTCATCTGGAATAATACGGGCATACAAGGTAGTTAGTTCATAGGAGTCTTTATACTGTATCTTTGTCTTACCTTTTTCATCCTCATACCCAGCCCAAGCCATCCAGTTGTGGTCAGCTACAATATTATTTAAACTATCCCCAAAGATATTAGCGTTTACCTGAGGTATTGAGTATCTTGCAGTAGTTGGAGATTCAAACGCCGGAACAACATTTGCTATTAAGTGCTCAGTTAACTCATTTATAAAGGCTTTTAAAGCTGTGCGCGATTTTCTACTTGTATAACCAATGAACTCGCCTTCATGTGGTAGCTGTCTTGGAGTAACTCTCGTATCCCAGAAGGTATTATAAATATCTAAATGCTTTATTGCGTTACCTGCCCAGATAGTCTCAACTGGTTTAGCTCCAGCTACAGTTGTGCTTATAGAGGCTGTCTTTATCTCATCCCAAACAACCTCTGCAAAACCTAAGTTATATTTAAATCCATCCCGCATAGTTTGCTGTAAATCAAGTACCCAACCGCCCTTAGTTTGCTGCTCCTCTATTACAGCTTCTAGTTGCATAGCTGCGTCTATGTATTCTGGAGAACTTACAACTCCAAACATAGGACTGCCAGTTAGAAATACAGAGGACTGATAAGTTACAGCGGCCTCTACCTGAGGCATTACTACAGGAACAGTTAAGTTCTGTAAGGCTTTTGCATTGCCTAGGATATTCTGTAACTTAGCGTTGAAAGCTTCAGTTGTCATATCTTCTTCTCTGGAGTAGAGTAGGTCAACCTGTCTAAGTCTCTCTGTTATCGCCCAGTTACCTTCAAATAAAGTTCTGCAAGATTTGTAATATGTAGTTAGTCTTGATTGTGTAGTTGAAGATAGTTTAGTTAAACTAGCGTTACCTGCCATTTCTTTTACCTCGTAGTTATATCTGGTTGTATTTGTATCTAGTCACTTAGTTAGTACGGACACCTTAGTGATGACTCTAGGGCCGAAATATCGCTATAATCTTCTATCATAGCTTGCAGGTCAGAACCTATAACTATATGTTGCCCCATCTCTGCTAATACCCTAGGGGCATAAGTTAGTAAGTCAAGAATACCGTCCACATTGTCGGACTTCAAAGGGTTGAATTGCGCTATCTGCATTAGTACCTTTGATCTAACCTCGTCTGAAATTAGTACCTCTGGCTGCTCAGCAGTTAGTTGTTTAAACATATTTAAAATTCTTGTATTCTTGGATAACGCACCTGAGTATATAGGTTCGAATTTAATCCCAGTTATCCCCAACTGCGTTGCTACTGTTTGGAACCAGTACAAAAGAGAGTACTGAAACGCGTTAGCTTCAACCGCAATTAGATAGGTGTTAGTGGTTAGGGCTAACTTTAAAGCTTTCCTAATTGTATCCCCGGGGGACAACTTCTCGTCAATTAAGTCTCGTAATACTGGTACACCGTTAATTACGGCAAACCTTCCTATTGATACATCATCGGAGTTATTTTTGTCGTTAGAGGGGTCAATCACAATAAAGTTACCTATAGTTATCTCTTGATCTAGTTGTTCTAGAGATACGTTAGGTACTTTAGCTAGGTCAATAGCAGTATTTACACTAGCTGTCTCATCATTCATAACTTCACTGTAAAAAATCTCTGGATGGCCTGCATTTAAATCTGATTCAAACTCTTCAAGTAGTTGTGAAAGGGGTTGTACTTCTTCCCAAAGAGAGGTGCCATCTTGTAGGATACCGCCTGCGATAAATTTAACCCAGCTAGGGTTGTGTTTTAACTTCTTTAATATAGAGTTTGGAGTTGGATACATGTTAGCTAGAAATAAATATAAGCAACCAGTAGGTGCTTTAGCTTTCATAGTTGTACCTAATAGTTTAGTGTATATAGCTTCACTTACAGCTTTTGAATCCGCATCTTCCCTAGTTTGTATGTCGTCGAAAATAATAACATCAGGGCGAGCGTTCTTCAGGTTAAGTCCACGGGGAGAACCGCTTTCGCCTAAAGCTGCAAGTATTATATTTCTACCCCTAAAGCCAAACTTTTTTAAATCCTGCGTATCTTTTTCTAACCCTAATCTCCAATCTCCAAAGGTAGCTTGTATGTTAGAACTATCCAAGAAGTCAATTATGTCCGCAACAATGTTAGCAGCTAGCTTAGCATTGGCTGCCTGAATAAGAATAAATTTTCTATTTGTATACAGAATTATATATAGGGCAATTAGTTTAACCCAAGCAGTTTTACCAAAGCCGCGGGGAAGTCCTAAAGCCAACTTAGAGAAATCCCTATCTTTAGCTAAGTAAGAAAGCACTAAGTCAAACGCAGCATGATAAGTTGGAGGGAAGTTAGCTAAGTGTCCTTCTGGATTAGCCAGAGCGGATAAGTAGTCAAGAGAGCTCTTAGCTAACTCCTGTACTTCACTTTGGATGAAATTGCCTTCGACCGTAGGTAACTCCAAGAGTGGAGGTTGACTAGTTACCCCTAGTGCTTCTTCTATCCTATCCTTATCCTTTAACTTAAGTATATCCCGCATATATTAGCCTTGTTGTTTTATGTACTTAGATTTTAACTTAGCTAACCTAAGCAATCCTTCTACCCTAGCTAAAGCCTCTGCCTTTCTTATATTAGTTAGCCTCTCTTCAGCTGCTTTAACCCGCATTTCCAATAGTTTGTTTGTCCTTGCTTTCATTAGCTTTCCCCTTTGCTAATAGGTCCTTAACCGCCCGGGATTGCAAAGTTACAAGAGATTGTGTGTGTTTAGTTCCATCAGAAGTTTCATGCTCTGCTTCTACCACCTGACCTATAGCATTAGTTGAGAAAGAGGCTACAGTGTGTTTAGGCATGATTAAGTTTATAACTGTACTGTTAGTTATACTACCTTGGCTAGTTAGTGTATCTGTGCCCCGCCTCTTCGCTCCATTTATAATCTGCAGTGCCTTTAGAACTTCCCCGGGCTTAGTCATATAAACCAGTACATCTTGCAACTTCTCTAATAGTTGATCTTCAAGTGAGTCATATGTAGCATCTCTGGCATTGTGTTTTTGTAACTCCACCATCCTCATATTAGCTACTTCTGTTGCAAATTCTGTGTTCGCAAGCATCTGACTTATATAACCTTCAGTCACCCCAACCGCCATAGCAACTGTCGATGGTGTTAGTCCCTTGCCTAGCATTTCTTTTATTTTAGTTTTGTTTCCATTTGTAAGCGTACTCACAATTAAACTCCCTCTTTTTAGCTCTAGTATAGCTCATTATATAGGTTAGTTATAATATATGTAAGTAGTGATTTTAGTTGTTGTTGTTTTTAGTAAGTGTTTAAATATAGGTGTCGATAAAAGTTTAGGAAAATTTTTGTGCTCCTATAGATAGGGAACGCATAGCCCAACTAAAAAAGGTTCTACCCCCCTCCATGCTTATATAACCCGTATTGCCAGTTCTTTACACTTTACAGTCTCACTGGTTTTAGTTAGTTATTTAGTTTTAGGTTTTGTTTTAGTTTTAGTTTTAGGTTTTGTTTTAGTTTTAGTTTTAGTTTTAGGTTTTGTTTTAGTTTTTGTTTTAGGTTTTGTTTTAGTTTTAGTTTTTAGGTTTTGTTATTTAGTTTTAGTTTTAGGTTTTGTTATTTAGTTTTAGTTTTAGGTTTTGTGCCAATGTGCCAGATTGCCAGATTGCCAATGTGCCAATACGCCAGACTGCCAGACTGCCAATATGCCAATGTGCCAATGTGCCAATGTGCCAGACTGCCAATATGCCAATGTGCCGGGAGGGTTTTTGACCCCCCTTTTTGACCCCTTTTTGACCCTTTTGTCCTAGTTACGGGTATGCATAACTCCCTAGTGAGGTTAACCCTAGTGCTATGTACATAGGTAGTACCTCAGCTATAGTTACATGTATATACATAGGTAGTTATGTACATAGTTAGTTACAGCTATACATGTATAGTTAGTTACAGACTCCTATATACAGAGCTATATACAGATATACAGAGATAGTTATACCCCTATACACTTTTAACCAAAAATTAAATACCCCTAAAATGAACCGAATCCACAAATCCCCATGTTTTACATACACACCTCTAGTTAGTTACAACATACACACCTCTAGTTAGTTACAACATACACACCAACCCTGCTATCCAGATGACCCAAAAAACCCTCTGCATATATGACCCAAAAACCCTTGCGGCAGTCTGGCAATCTGGCATATTGGCTAAATGGCTAAATGGTCGGAAGGTCTAAATTTAACTTAGTTAAAATAAAAAATAAATCTTGCAACTCCAAAAAATATATGTATAATAATATCTAACGGTTAGGGAATAACTTTTATTCTTTAGTCGGCAGGTAATGACTTTAATTTTATCCAAGAGGATTGCAAAAATGAATATGACTATGAATACATACAACCAAACAGAAGTTAAAAAAAGTAACTCAACGACTCTCGTACCTTATGAAGTAGATACAGCCCTTGGCGCGGATCAATACCTTTTTGCGACTGCACCGCGCAAAAACAGGGAAGGGAAGGTTTTAGGGGAGGGGTTAAAAGCTATCTTTGATAAGCCAAAGTGGCTGTCTTCTCCAGCGATGTTAGAGGAAACTGAAGCCTTAGTGTATACATATGGAGCGGAAGAGCTTTTAAAGGAGTTTATACGAAAAGAGATTAAAGATAAAAACCTTACAGTCGGGTCTACACTAACAATACCCACCCTTGTAGACATAAAAGTTATGAGAGAATCTACAGGGACTAAGCTTCTAACTAAAGCGTCAATTGAAGAATTCTTTGAAGCTTATCTGGAAGAATCTCTCATAGCTAAGTTCATATCTAAAGGCTTTGATGATAACAAAGTGACACTAGGAACAAAAACAATCCTGCTGAAGTTACAAGCTATTGCAGCTCCAAATGCGAAGTTTTCAGAAGAGGAGGCCTCTAAGTTGATAGCTTTAATTAAATCAGCTCCGCAACAGACTGCAGTTAGTAACGCAATGATTACAAGGCTAGAGAGGAAAGAAGAGGATACGAGCATTGACGAGTTCCTATAAGTTATAGCTATCTTATAACCCTCCATAACCCTCATACTTTGAGGGTTTATCTATTTTTACCTTTATTTATCTTAGTTATTTATTTAGGTAACTAAGCTAGAGTTAATTAAGGATACATACGATGAAAATATTTTGCTCGATAACCTCATATCCAATTCACCTGGACGGCTTTGACCTAGTTAAGTCGAATAAATCTCAACCGCACCCAATTTTCCTACTATCCAAAGACGAACTAATCAAGAATAAGGGTAACTTTTCAACCCCAAAAGAGAAGGCCTTATTCTTAATTGCACTTCTTAACAGCTATCCCCACTTAGTTATTCTTGAGGGTCTAGTGGATTATAAACAAGTAACACCAAAACAGTTAGAGGCAATACCCACAATAATCAGGCACTTTCCACGCTTCTCAAAATTACAAACTAGTGGCTATGACCTGCCAAAGCTAAGGTTAGATTCAAAATCTCTTTTAACTATAAACAACTACATAAAAATATTATTTGAAACAATAACTACAAGAGAGAGGGAAGCTATAAGCAGGAGAGAACAGAGGAAAGAGAAAGCGGCAAATAAAATCTTATCTAGTGATTCAAATAACCTAGATAAAACTTTAACTAAATGGCTGTTCCAGACGTTGGAATTTGACCACACACGAATTACTGGAGCCAATAGAAAGACTAAAAAGGGTAAAATATTTGATTACCTAGATAACTACTACAGTTATATGTTCTCTCAACTAGTAAAAAATTCAGCTAACGCGTTTAACTTTCCCTTGGCAGATATTGACGAACTATACGACTTCATCTTGGAAAACTTAGAGAATGATAACAATAACTCCCTACTTGTATTTAAAGTTCTAAATAAAGCCATAAAAGAAGTAACAGATTTAACTATAGACTTTAATTCAGTTATAGGGGAACTGGAAGCAAATAACAACACCACCTCCAACAATACCAACACGGATAAATACAAAGGTGCAAATAAGCCTATAGCAGATAACTACACCGAAAGAACTTCTTACCTTATTGACCTTGCAAGATGGAGACTAGCTAACAATGAAAAATAACACAAATAACACACCCAAACATAAAGTTGAAGAAATAATTAAAGCTATGTTACCTATGGATAACTTTGCAGATAACTTTATAAAAGGAACTAAATCCCCAAATAGAGTACAGCTATTCAAAGAGTTTCTAACTAAGCCAAACCTTTTATACAGGAACCAGTCAAAATTATTGGATTCTTACTATTTCAAAACTGTAACAGTAGCAGAAATGATTAAGTTAGTCAATGGGTCTAAGGGTAACTACTATTCTTTTTTCAGCCCTCTCACTGACTTTGAGTTAATTAACGCGTCAAATATAATCATACATTATAGGGATGCAATTAAAGAGTTAAATATACCCCCAATTGCACTAGTACTAGTTAGGGATTATTACCCTATAATTAGAGCACCAATAACAGAACTGAGAATCTTATAACTAGATTCCAACTAAACAACTATAGGAGTTAGCTATGGCTACAAAATTAAGAGTAACTCTAACAACAAAATTGTTAGAGGCTATCGCAACCAATGAAGAGTTAAACTATAACTTCAAAGATGAAATAACTAGGATAGTTAAACCAGCCCTATTCAAAGTAGGAATAGGTGCAGTTAAAACAATAACAACTAGAGAGTTAACCTTAGAGGAAAAAGTTAAAAGAAACATTGCAACCGATGAAGAGTTAGATATATATGAACAGCAGTTAATGGCTGAGTTATAAATAAAGGGGTACTGACAATGAAACAATACATAACTAAGATAGACAAGAGCCAAGGCCTAGTTATAACTGTAGAGTACTCTAAAAGGTTTAGAGCAACTAAATGGTATAAAAAACTAGCTGCTGCCTCCTTAAAGAACCATACAGTTATTGCAGTTGAAAATGTGGATAGATATGGTAACTTTACACATGAAGTGTTACTGGTAAATGCTAAGAAAATAGCTTTAGCTAGAAGACTAATCCTTAACTTTGACGATTTTGAAACAGTTATATTTAAATAGTTATTTAATACAAAGGGTGTTAGATATGAACCAACTTAGAGTACAACAATTAATAGAGAAGGCTAGAGCAGCTCAGGCGGCGAGAGTCACAAATACAACTAACAATATAAGTACAACTATAACTAACAGAGAAACAGAAAAAACAATAACAATTCTAAATAAGTATAATGAAGCTGTAACTCTAAATAAAGAACAAGTATATGCGACGGAACTAGCCTCTAAACTACAATCATTTGTACTTGTAGGTGCAGCAGGTACGGGTAAAACTACAGGTACTTATGGAGTAATAGAGAAGTTAGGGCAGAATAAATCTATTCCAATTATAGAAGCAGACGGGCATAGATACTTAAAAGGAGGAACCCCCGGCATTATTGGCGTTGCCTATACAAGGAATGCTGTAAACAATTTAAAGAAGTCTTTACCTCTTTCCATGCATAATAATGTTCTAACTATTCATAAACTATTAGAATATGCACCTGTATTCCACGAAGATGTAGATAGTGAGGGATACTTACACACGAAAAGAGTATTCGAACCAAGGAGAAACGCAAGTAATCCTATAAACCCAACTGTAAAAGTGATTATTATTGAAGAAGCCTCCATGGTATCGCTAGATTTGTATAAACAACTACTGGACGCACTACAACACAAAGTAATGTTTATCTTTATTGGGGATATTAACCAGATACCCCCAATTTTTGGTTCCAGTATATTAGGCTTTGCCTGCCTTAACTTACCTGTAGTTGAACTAACTCATGTATACAGAAATGCAGGGCCAATCATACAACTAGCTCATAGAATACTAGAGGGTAGGCCAATACCCAAATCAGAGTGGTCTAAATATGAAGTACCAGATGTAATAAGAATACAAAGTTGGAAGAAGAGACTGTATCCAGAAGATGCGGTACACCTAGCAGCAAAAAGAGTTATACAACTAATAGAAGCTAACTACTTTGATATAGAAAAAGATATGTTACTTTGTCCTTACAACAAAGCCTTTGGAACAATAGAGTTAAACAAGATAATTGCAAATCACCTAACCCTGCAAAGAGGGGCAACTACCTATGAGATAGTTACAGGATTCTCAACTATGTATCTTGCGGTTGGGGATAGAGTACTTCTAGACAAAGAGTTAGGAACAATAGTTTCAATAAAGACTAACGTGGGTTATACAGGCAAGGCACCCCAGAAGGAATCCAAGTACTTAGATAGATGGGGGATAACCAACATGCCGACGGAATCAGAGTTAGTTACTTACAATACAGATGCTGCTAAAGAGGATGACCTAGATACACTCTTGTCGGGTATGACCTCTATTAGTGACGAAACAGAGGATAGAAAGAGGCAAGCTAGTCATGTTGTAGGAGTAGTTTTAGATAGGCACGATGAAGAGGATGAAATTATAGAACTAACTAGTGCAGGGGAAATAAACAACCTATTGCTAGGATACTCTATGACTATCCATAAAGCGCAAGGCTCTGAATGGAGAAGAGTTATATTAGCCTTACACCGCTCGCACAATACTATGTTAGCTAGAGAACTACTGTATACAGCAGTTACACGGGCTAGAGAATCTTTATATACTATTTGTGAAGAAGATACTTTTGAAAGGGGTATAGTTAAGCAGCGTATAACGGGGGATACTTTAGAGGAGAAGGCAGAATTCTTTAAAGGTAAAGTAATTGAAAACGAAATGGGAGAAATAAGGTATTGTTAGAGATAAAAAAGCAGATAGTATTTAAAAAAGACCTTAAGTTAAACCCTAAGAGAGTTAATAAAAAAGCTAGTCAAATAAGAAGGAGGTTTTTAGAGCTTGTTAAGATAGACAAAGCAGATAAAGAGCTAGGCGAAGAAGAAGAAGAAAAGCTTACAGAAACGTTAGTAAGGTAAAAAATTTTCAATGACAGCCTGCCCAAAAAAAGGGTATAATAAAATTCCAAGGCGAAAAGAATAATACCCATTAAACTTTTGGGCCTTGTTTTAATTTATATAAATTAACCTAACAAAAAGGATAACACCATGCAAAAAGTTAAGCAGCCGTTCTATTTCCGCAAAGACGAGGAAGGTAACAAGAGAGATACAGTTGAAGTTGAAGTCCCAACTTTAGAGGTTTCAGATGTTTTAGAGTATCTAAACGATGAAGAAGCTATAAGCGTCCATAGCTGGATTCTTGATGGCATCAACTCACAAATTGTTACAGCAGCGCGGAAGCAAGTAGACTCCAGACCAGATTTTGTAACTGGCGACTTATTAAACGAAGACCAGTTAGATATTAGCTACCTAGCTAGTATTCCTAAATCAACTAGAGGCCTAGGACTAACTAAAGAAGATTGGGAAGATTTTATCCAAGACTATGTACATGTTATGACTACTACCCTAGCTAAAGAACCAGAGAAGGCAGAGAAGGCAGCGGCCTTATTGAAAGGTAAGTTCAATGCAGTTAAAACTAACAAAGCTGTTATAGAAGTTCTTGTATCCTTGTTATCTCAATGGTTTACAACTACAGATAACGCGGCTAAATACTCAGCTATCTATGAGTATCTATCATCCCGTGCGGAACAGTTGTTAGCACAAGATGAGCAAGAGTTGGCAGACTTCTTAGATTAACTGACCAAGGCAACTACACTAGAAGCTTAGGGTAGTTGTCTTATAGATGGTCTAACTTAGTTTAGATTATCTATAAGACAACTGGTAATAAAAACAAGACAAGGTTAATTCTTATGACTAAGAAAGGAGATTCAACCTACAAAAAATACTGGATTCAGTTAAAACAAAACCCAAATATCTTAATCAAGTATGACATAGAGCCAAGAAAGCAAACTAGATTTATTCGCATGGTTCAAAAGTTAAAATGGTTAGATAACAAGTATAAACAAAAGTTTCCCGGAGCAAGACTAGTTGCGTACAGGAAAGAAACTTATTTAAAATTAATGTTAATAACAAGCAAGTCAAAAGCGTTATAGGAGCCAGTACTATGGATTTACAAGAACAGCTAACAGCAGAGATTCTAACACTAGAGGAACAACTATTAGAAGTTTCCCCTCTCATGCCTCAAACTCTTAGAAAGATTCATACAGAATTAGCTAAGAACCCACAACTTATACAGCCTTTAACTGATGAACAAATTGCAGTTATAACCAAAGGCTTACAGAAGTATACAGAAACTGAAATAATTACGGCTAAAGAAAAGAAAAGGAAGCCTTCTCTGAAGAAGGTAACTTTGAATGACCTCCTATAAATCTAAAGATATAACTATAACTTATAGAGATGTAATCTTTCTTATATTTTGGAAACAGTTAACAGCTACAAATAAGCCAAAACAGATAATTGAGAGATTCAAGCCTATAACTAAAGGTTACAAAGATACAGCGAGAGGTTGGCCACCTAGGGAACTAACTATAACTAAAAGTGAAAACTCTCACCTAATTATTTCAGCACTTATAAACCTAAACAGAACACTTGCTACAGGTATTAACTATAACCTATACGGATACAGCGATTCAAATAACCTTATCCATATAGCTAACTTAGTTATAAAATACCTACCAGATTTAGATGTTTATAAGTTACTTCAAGAGGAATTCCTAGAATGAAAACACAAGCACTTAAAACTCTTAGCTACTCTGGAGGGCTAACATTACATGCCTGCCCGCGTCGGTATCAGCTAGACAAACTAATTACAGATAGAAGGCCTCAAGATAGTAGAAGTGTTACCTTTGCCTACGGCCATGCAATAGGGGAAGGGATACAATCAATCTTAGCTAGGGACACCCTAGAAGAAACTATATTTAAGATGTTTCTTATTTGGGACTATGACCTGTTAGAGTCAGAGCCTAGAACTAAAAAGTCTTTCGCAATGGCGGTCTTAGCTATCTATAAATTCTTAGATTACTATGAACATAGTGACCTAGCCAATTATGAAGTTGCTACAATAAAAGGTAAATCAGCAACAGAACTATCCTTTGCAATTAACCTTCCTGATGGTTACAGATACAGGGGATTTATTGATGTTGTACTAGCCCACAAAGAAACAGGAGCATTAAAGGTATTAGAGTTAAAAACTACAGGCTTCACTAATCTTAATCCAGCTATGTACTGTAACTCTAGCCAAGCACTAGGATATGCGGTGGTGTTAGACACCCTCAAAGACAACAACATAGGAGCTAGTTTTGATGTTGAATACTTAGTGTACAAAAGCTCTAAGCAAGAGTTTGAAAACTTTACATTTACAAAGTTGTTCAATCAGAAAGTTAGTTGGATACAGGATACTCTTAAGGATTGTGACCATATTACAGACTACATAGAAGAGAATCACTTCCCTAAGAGAGGGGAGTCTTGTTACCACTTCTTCAGAGAATGCCCTCACTTACCTTATTGTAACTTAAAAGACAAAAACTTAAAGTTAGATTTGGAAGCAATTAAAGAAGACGATACAGATTACACAATAGAATTAAACCTTTTAGATATTATAGAATCAATGGAGAAATAAAATGGAACTAAGAGAATTTTTGAAAAGATTTAACGCATCTGCTTCAGATATTGCCGCGCTAAGCGGTGAAGAAGCCATCAAAGCGGTGGAGAAAGACGGCTATGCGTTGAAATACGTGAAAGAACAGACGCCAGAAATCTGTATTAAAGCAGTTGAGCAAAACGGCTTAGCGTTGAAATACGTGAAAGAGCAAACCCCTGAAATCTGCATCAAAGCAGTTGAGCAAAACGACGATGCTTTGGGTCTCGTGAAAGACCAAACCCCTGAAATCTGCATGGCAGCTGTTGAGGAAAACGGCTATGCGTTGCAGTACGTGAAAGAGCAGACCCATGAAATCTGCATGGCAGCTGTTGAAGAAAACGGTTATGCGTTGCAGTTTGTGAAAGAGCAGACCCCTGATATCTGCATCAAAGCGGTAGAGAAAAACGGCTATGCGCTGCGGTTCGTGAAAGAATCTGCATTTGATGTGGTAAATACTAATTTATAATGGAGAAATAATACAAATGGCTAAGATGACAGAAGCTAAGAATGATGCAGCCCAACATGTAATCATATACGGAGAACCTAAAACGGGAAAGACCAAACTAGCAGGGGATTTAGCTAAGCACCATCCGCTAATTTGGTTCGACTTAGAGAATGGGCACTCTACCTTATTTAAATTACCTAAAAACTCTCTAGCTAACATAGAGTTAATTAACTTACCAGACACTCAAACATATCCTATTGGAATTGAGACCATTAACAAGGTATTATCTGCAACAGGAGAGGTTAGCATTTGTGATACACACGGGAAAGTTAGTTGCGCTATATGTAAAAAGAGTGAGTTACCTATAACTACGATTGATCTAACTACAGTTACAAAAGATACAATAGTCGTTATAGACTCTATATCCCAGTTAGCTAGTAGCACAATGGCTAAGATTTTAAAGAATACCCCTGAAGATGCAAAGCCTGAATGGTCAGACTATTCACACCAAGGAACTATTCTAGCTAAACTACTATCTATATTGCAGCACGCAAAGTATAATGTTGTGTGTATAACTCATGTAACAGAAACATACTTAGAGGATAAGACAGTTAAACTAGTGCCTATGTGTGGAAGTACAAACTTCTCTAGGAACACAGCTAAGTACTTTGACCATGTGATATTAACAGAGGTCAAGAACAAGAAACATATTGTTGGAAGTTCCACTGACTACTCCATGAAAGCACTAACAGGTTCAAGAACAGATGTAGCGCTAGAGAAAGGCGGAAGTATCGAAGATATATTCAAACACCTAATTGGCAATAAAGAACCTATCTACCCTAAGGCTAGAGATACAGAAACCTCTAGTGCGTTAGCTGATCTAAGAGCTAGAGCACAGAAAGGACAAACTATAAAGGGTTAGCTAAAACTAAATAAGGCAAATTAAGGTGGGCTAATTTAAAAGGCGTCAGTTTGAAGCTAGCTAACTTAAGTGAAGCTGACCTAAGATATGCTAACCTCAGAGGTGCTGACCTAAAGGGAACTAATTTAAGAGTGGCTAATTTAGGATGTATCTGGTCACACACAGCCGCGTACGAACAACCTGAAGAAACAAGGATAGGAAGTTGCTATCGCCCTAATAAAGAGGAGGATTTAGTTATGCATACAGAAAACCATATGGTTATAGGGGACCCCTACCCAAAGACATGGGAAGAAGAGCCAGTACCAAGAGAAGAGGTTATGTTAAAGTTACATAACTTTGTTAATGACAACTATGAATATATCTTAGATTTTGTTGCAGACGACTTTATATCTACCTACACTCCAGCAGAAATGAGTAACGCTATTAGTACAGGGGATATAAAAGCGGGTTGGAATAAACTATTAGTGGCAAATGTTAAGACGTTATTTAAAAAAGCTACTGGAGAAGAAGTAACAACTGACGAAGTACTAAGGAGTATTGCAAATGAGTAAAGTATATGAGAACCTACAAGTACAGCTAAGCCCGTGCTCTAAAGATAATATTTCTTTGGAAGCAGCGCTTATAGCCTACGAAAACTTATCTTCTGATTATATAAAGCACAAGCTAGAGGACTCCTATGTGCATAAGGTGGAGTTAATTAGAGTAAAGACAGCTATGGTTAAAGGTGACTATACTTTAGCTATGGCTATGTTAGAGGAATTAACACAGTAACTATCTAACTTTATACCCTCTAATTAGCTACTTAAATACAGTCAGTTAGAGGTTATATGGATAGGTATTTATTACTTATCGTTTAACTAAATGTAACTAAATGTAACTAAATGTAAAAGGAAATTAAAATGACTAATGCTAATGAATATATGACTATGGATAGCTTACTTGATGCAGACTTAGAAGGTTTTGAAGATATCCCAGAATGGGTAGTACCCCCAGCTGGCGGATACAATATAACTATAAAATCTATTGAAAGTAAGAAAATTAATGAAAAGCCAGTAGTTGAGATTAAAGTAGTAATCAACGAAACCTTAGAGTTAAACAATCCTAGTGATACTGAAGTAGCTCCTGGTGTAGAAGTATCACAAGCGTTCTTTATATCTACCCCCATGGGGCAAGGGGCGTTTAAGAAAGTAACAGCTAACATCAAAGAGGCTCTAGGGGTAACAACAATTAGAGAACTTATGGAAGCAGCTGCAGGTTTAGAATGTACTGCGATTACTACCGTGCGTACAGATAAGAAAGATGATACCAAGAAATATTTCACTATGGTGGAATTATTTCCGTTATAACTTATAGGTTATAGCTTGTACCTTTTTCCCCTCTAAATATCGGAGGGGATTTTTATTTAAACTTAAGGGCCAAAGGAGTTAATTATGGATAAGTGAAAGCAAGAACTCAACCTACTTACCCAACCGCTTAACTAAAGAAATATAAAAATATAAAGGAATTACGTATGCGCATAGCTGTAATTATAGACAAGAGGGAAGAGAAATATGTACATAACCTTAAAGGGTTGTTTGGGTCTAACTCTGTTAGGGTATTAACCTCTCCAGTACAAACAGTACTAGCATTACGCCTATATTGCAAACAAAATAAAATAGATTCAGTATTTACAACTCAGGCTTCTCTAATTAAAAAGTTATCTGGAGATGCAAAAGCTACAAGTACAAAGTATGAAGGCTCTATGTTCAAGGTAACTAGAGACGCCTCTATGAGTGCAAGCGTGCTAGACCTTATTGAAGTTGTAGTTTTAAGAGAGTTAGTTTCTTTATACACAATCAACTATCAGAAGTTCTTAGTTGCAAGATATATAAAAAAGATAACTCAGCCCTCAGCTTGGCTAAGCCCGAACAAATTTAACTATCATATAGTTGACCAATCAAACAAAGATAAGTTACTCCGACTATTCTCAACTGCCTTATATGTGGCAGTAGATATAGAGACTTCTAAAGACCTTGCAATTAAATGCTGCGGTTATACAACTGCGCATATAGAGGGGGATGAAATAAAGTTAGATAACTTTGTCCTACCAATAGACTCTCTAGGGGCAGTTGCAACCATGAGAGAGTTAAATGCACACCCAGTTAGAAAGGCGCTACAGAATGGTAAGTACGATTCAGCTTACTTCTACTTATACTCAGCACCACTATCTAATTATCTTCTGGACACCATAAATATGCACCACTCTTGGTACTCAGAGTTGCCTAAAGACTTGGCCACCCTTGCAGCTTTCTATGTAAGAGACTTTCGCCATTGGAAAGGTAGCTTAGAGGATAAGAACTTACAAGAACTGTACGAGTACAACGCAAAGGATACATTTATAACAGCCTTAGTGGTGTTGGCTTGGCTAAAAGAAGCTCCAGTGTGGGCAAAGAATAACTACCTGCAGGAATTTCCAGTTGTGCATTGTATGCACTTATGCGAAATGACTGGACTTAAAATAGATGTAAATAAATTAGACCAGATTAAAGAATTTAAAGCAGCCCAAATAAAAGAATTAAACACTAAACTAGATAAGCAACTTAATGTAACTAACTTTAATACTAACAGTCCTAAACAGATGAAAGCCTTGTTGAAAATGTTAGGGTATAAAGATGCCAAGAGTGCAGATGAAAAAACCCTAGTTGCCTTGAAGGGCAAACATCCGTTAAACTCATTACTTATAGATGAAATAATAGAAATAAGAAAGTTAAGAAAACTAGTATCAACCTATTTAAAAAGAGATATTTATCCTCCAACTAGTTCAAATATAAATAAAGAAATAGTTCTGTATGCATTAAATCCACACGGTACCGAAACTGGAAGATTAGCTTCTAAGGATAGCCACTTCTGGTGCGGTATGAATATTCAGAACATCCCCAGAGGTAATAGAGAAAAAGAAACTTACATAGTTAAAGATATGTTTGTATCTTATGAAGGTTACTACATGGCGGAAGCGGATTATGCACAGGCAGAATCAAGGGGTACAGGTTACATAGTAGGTCAACAGAACCTAATAGATATACTAGAGACAAAAGGCATAGACTTTCACAGGTACAATGCCTCTAGCTTCTTTGGTGTCGCTTATGAAAATGTATCAAAGAGTTTACGAACATTAGCTAAGCCAGTTAATCATGGAGCTAACTACAATATGGGTGCTTATGTTCTAATCCAACAGATGGGCGGAGAGTTAGAAGTTTTAAAGGCAGGTAAACTATTAGGACTACCTTCTAATTACACGGCAGAAAAGATTGCCGTACACCTTTTAAAATCTTTTGATAAAACCTACCCAAAGATTAGACACAACTACCACAACTATGTTAAGATGAAAGTTTTAACAACTAAGAAGTTAGTAGGTGCAACAGGTTGGACTAGATATTGTTTCGGTGATCCTAACAAGAATAAGTTAGACTTAAACTCCTATGTAGCTCATAACCCCCAAAGCTTAAATGCTATGATTCTAAACAAAGCGTTCTTGAAAGTTTTCTATAACATATGGTGGAATAATCCTCAGGACCTAATCTTAAATGCACAGATACACGATTCAATTCTATTTCAATACAAGAAAGGAAGAGATGATTTAGCAGATGACTTAGCTAAAGAGATGGTGATGCCTATACAAGTTACTGACATTGACGGAGTAACCAGAGAGATGGTAGTACCTGTAGATGTCAACAAAGGATTAGTGTCTTGGGGAGATAAGGCGGACTAAGCATGAACTTTTTTGACAAGTATTTTGAATACATAAGAGGCAGCACCGAGGCGCCAATAGTTTATCACAGGTGGTCAGCTATTACAGCTATAGGGGCACTCTTAGAAAAGAACTACTACTTGCCACACGGTCACTCACAAATAAATCCAAACCTATACGCAATGCTAATAGGGAATCCGGGAACTAGGAAGTCATCTGCAATTAAGTTAATCACTACCCTTGTGAAAGAGTCTGGGTATAATAACATAGCAGCAGATAAAACAACTAAGGAAAAATTCTTAGAAGATTTAGCTAGTTCCTCTAAGTTAGGTAATGGCTTTGAATCCTTTTTAGATTCAGACTTAGACTTTAATGGAGATCCCGCTAGTGTACTTATAAGCGCAGATGAATTTAACGAGTTTGCAGGTGCGGGTAACTTAGAGTTTTACGCGTTGTTAGGTTCTCTTTGGGATAAGAACTCAGACTACTTATATAAGACTAAGACGGGGGAGACAATTATACCAAGCCCAGTTATATCACTATTGGGAGGTAATACTCCTGTAGGATTTGCAGCAGCTTTTCCAACGGAGATAATTGGACAAGGGTTTTTCTCTAGGCTAATTCTTATATACGGCGAACCGACTGGAGTTAAGATAGCATTTCCAAAAGAACCAGATTTAAAACTAAAGACAGCTATAGTTAACTATCTAACAACAATACGAACCAATGTAAAAGGTAAGGCAACACTAACAGTTGAAGCACAAGAAGCATTAGAGTATATATATGAAAACTACACAGGTGTACTTGACCCACGATTTGAAAGCTACACAAATAGAAGATTTAACCAACTTATAAAGTTATGTCTTATTCACAGTGCGGCTAGACTATCTACAACTATAGATATTGAAGATGTTGTAGTGTCAAACACAATACTTAGTTATACAGAAAACTCGATGCCTAAAGCACTAGGGGAATTTGGCAAGTCCAAAAACTCTGATGTAATGCACAAAGTTATGGTAGCTTTAGATGCTACTAACACGCCATTATCGATTAAAGACCTTTGGTCATTCGTCGCTAACGATTTGGATAGTTTAGCTGACTTAGCAGGTATAATAAGAAACCTAGTTGAGGCAGACAAAGTACAGAAAGTTAGTGACAGTAGCGGATTCTTACCTAAGAAAAGAGCGCAGGCTTCTATCAATGGTAAGTTTATAGACTTCACTTTACTTACGAGTGAAGAACAAAGTATAACAATCTAACAGGAGTAACAAGTATGATTATCGCAGGTGCAGAACTGAAGCAGTTAGTTAAGGATGGGGTTATCTCAGGACTTTTGTCTGAAGACCAAATCAATGCAGCTAGTATTGACTTAACACTATCAGATACTATTTTAGTGGAACCAATGGTGGGTAAACCCACAACAATTAGGCTTCAAGAAAGAGACTCAATAGTTTTCAATGAGATGACAATTACAGGCAGCAACTATACATTAGCGCCGGGGGAATTTATTCTTGCAAGTACAAATGAAGTGTTTAATTTACCTAACAACATCAGCTGTATGTATAAGTTGAAGTCATCTATGGCCCGCGCAGGTCTAGATCACCTGAACGCAGGGTGGTGTGACGCTGGTTGGCATGACTCTGTACTAACCCTAGAGTTTGTGAATGTAACTAACCGTGTAGACATTGTGTTAGACCACAATACTAAGATAGGCCAAGTTATATTTTTCAAACACGCTGCAGTTGGCAAGGACCAAAGCTATGCAACTAAAGGCAGCTACAATAAACAAACAACAGCTACCTCAACTAGAGTAGGTAAGTAAGATATAAAATAAACATTTGGAGGGGTTAACCCTCCTTTTAAAGGAGTTACACATGTACACAGATTTCGTAGTAGATTTAGAAACACTAGCTTTAAACCCTGCAGAACCCACGAGTATTGTTCAGATAGGAGTTGTAGGTTTAAACAGGTTTGATTTAGATGTGCCCTTTGTACATTTTAATGGGTACGTAAATAAAGAAGGGGGCTACTCAGATGAAGAGACTGTTAATTGGTGGAAAGAAACTAACCCAGAATATTACAACTTCCTAATGACTGGCGCCCCATACTTTCGTGCTCTTAAAGATACACTAAGCTATTTAAAGGCATTTATCCTTGCCAATACAAACACTAAGAATCTAAAAGGCGTTTGGGGTAATGGAGTTGCTTTCGATAACGCCTTTCTTAGAAGTGCGGAGAAGTATACAGGAGTGACACTACCATGGACATTTAGGGAAGACCTTTGCCTTAGAACAGCGTTAGCTTTATTCCCTAGAGTCAAAGAGTGTAAAGAAGCGGCTATGTGTTTTGCAGATAATAGTTTTAAACATGCAGAACATTGGCATTACCACAATGCACACTATGATGCATTGTATGAAGCAGTTATGTTAAAAGAAGTTTTTGGAGAGCTAAATGAAACAGTTTCAAGACATAATTCATAGCCATCAGAAGTGGTTAGATTTTAAAGAAGAGGGTAAGCGGGCAGTATTTAAAGGTGAGGACTTTAGAGAACTAAAAGAAGTAGGCGGCTCTCTTAGGCGCGCTATCTTTATTAACTGTAACTTCTCGCATAGTCTTTTAACTAGAATAGACTTTAGCTATGCTAACCTTGAAGGTAGTTCTTTTGAGGGTGCTTATTTATATGACGTAAGTTTAGACAAAGCTAGACTAACAGATGTAGTCTTCAAAGGAACTAAGTTTAAAAGGAGGCCGCCATCTTTGGATAAAACGATAATTAAGCTAGGCTCTATCTCAGCAGAACTTGGGAAAGATAACTCTAAGATTAACTGCATAAGATTTAAAAACTCGGAGTGGCTCCTATCCTCAAAAGAACATTTAATCAATAGAGGGGTACCCCCCGACTGGCTAGATAAAAACAAATCCATTATAGACTTAGCTATAATGTTAAAAGACTTGGAGTAGTTATGGGCGACGACAGAATAATCAAAGGTAACAACGATGTAATTACTAATGATAACCTGACAGAGAAGGCACATGACTTAGTTGATGTAGACTACTTTCCAGATTCGGTAATTAAATTACAGACTGAGTTATTGCACCCTTATCACAATGGGTTGTATATAAGACTTATAACACAGTTTGAGGAAGAATTTAAGGACATAAAAAATCCTGCGGACTTCTTAACTTTACTTTGCACAGCTATGGAGGTGAAGTTAGATGGGGAGTATACAATGGAGGAGTTGTCTAAAATTGCATACAATAAACTAGAAACAGAGAGAAGGTTGAATTCATTATGAAAAGTATAGTTTAACCCCTTATCAGCAAGAAGCATTTAAATTAATAACACACAAGATATCACGTATCCTTAACGGCAATCCTAACTATATAGATAGTTGGCACGACATAGCTGGATACGCAACACTTGTGGTTAATATATTACAGGAGAGGCAAACTACTCAATAACTCCACCAACAATAGCTTGGAAGTCTCTACCATATTGACTTCCGTTAAAGTTAGATAGTGCCTTAAGGGTAGGTTCTCTTGCCTCCTTTACGGCACTCATAAAGAACTGCCTATATCTAATCATATCCCCTCCTGCAGAAGCGTACTTGTGCGCAAAGTTTTCATAAACATCCATATTAAACCCTTCATTATTAGCTCCCTGTAATCTTATCAACTCTTTAAGACTAGCCATATCCTCTACATACTCCGCCTTATAAGCCTTTTGTCTATACAAAGCATCAATAGCTTTAGCTTCAGATAGAGCCTTCCCACCAGCAAGATTTATAAGGGTTGTGAAACTAGCTAAGTCAAAACTAGCTAATTGCTTTCCACTTTGGGACGTACTATAGCCTTGTAACTCTGGGTTACTTAGCCCTTGTAGAACTTTACCTAGTCCGCTCAAAGGGCGACTAAGGCCATTATGCTCTAAGGCTCTTGTAAAAGTATCGTAGGCATCAGCGCCGTTAGCTAACTTAGAACCAGACTCAGCTAGGTTGCCTAGGAATTTAGACCAGCCAGAGAACCAAGGGGCATCCAAAGGATTAACAGGAATAACTGTAATCTCCCTTGGGTTTAAATCCCCCCGAGTGTACAAGTTAATCCCCTCCAATCCGAATATAGTTGTTGCATTAGAAGCTAGTCCATACATCAACCAATCCGCGCCCTCAGTTCCAAATAACCTATACATA